GGATGGAACAAACTCATTCAACAATATCAGAATTCATTGGAGTGTACATCCAGAAAGAGAGCAAGATTGGAGAGATGAACAAGAAGTTTTATTAGGACCAAAAGGAGCAGCACAAGAATGTGATTGTGATTTCGTATCTTCTGGGGATAGTGTAATCGAACCACAACTTCTACAATTTTATAAAGATACCTATGTACAAGACCCAATTGAAAAAGGTGGATTTGATGGAAACCTTTGGAAATGGGAATACCCAAACTACAGTAAAACATATATAGTTTCTGCCGATGTTGCGAGGGGAGATTCTTCGGATTACTCTACCGCACACGTTATTGATGTTGAAGCATCTGCTCAAGTAGCAGAATATAGAGGTAAGTTGGATACAAAGGATTTTGGAAATTTTTTAGTATCCCTTGCAACCGAATACAACAACGCATTATTAGTAATTGAAAACGCAAATATTGGTTGGGCAGCTATTCAACAAGTATTAGACAGAGGTTATTCCAACTTATACTATACATCTAAGGATTTGAAGTATGTGGATGTTGATAATCAATTATCAAACAAATATCGTTCAGAGGATAGAAATATGGTAGCTGGGTTCTCAACAACATCAAGAACCCGACCTTTGATTATTTCAAAGTTGGAAGAGTATGTGAGAGAAAAATCTATCATAATTCGTTCAGTAAGAACCATAGATGAATTATTTACATTTATATGGAACAATGGTAGGGCTGAAGCAATGCGAGGTTACAATGATGACCTTACAATGGCATTGGCAATATCACTTTGGGTAAGAGATACCTCACTTAGATTAAGACAAGAGGGAATAGATTTGACCAAACAGGCTATTAATAGTATTTCATCTTATACTTATAGTGGAGTATATGGTGGTAACGATATGGAGGAAAACCCTTGGCAAATGCAAATCGGTGATTCTACTGAGGACCTATCAAAATGGTTGTAATTTAAAAAAGTTATATTTATATAGATAAGTTAATTATAAGATTTTAAACATGCAAAACTACACTTCTGAACTATACAACGAATTTAAAAATATCTTTGAAGAGGATATTTTCGAATATGATGTAGAGAACTATGAGGATTTAAAAGAATTTGTAGACTTTTTATCTAATTTAAAGGAAGAAGTAAACGAAGCTGAATATCAAGGTAGAGATGTTAAACTTAACAAACCTATGAGAGGTGATGTTAAGAAGTTTAAAGTGTATGTTAAAAATCCAAAGGGAAATGTTGTAAAGGTTAACTTCGGACATGGTGGAACATCGGCTAAAAAAGCTGGTGAAGAAACTATGAGAATTAAGAAGGATAATCCAGAACGAAAAAAAGCATTTAGAGCTAGACATAATTGTGATACACCTGGTCCAAGAACTGGAGCAAGGTATTGGAGTTGTAAAGCTTGGTAATAAATTAGGATATATCATTAATTTTTTGTATCTTAGTTAGGTTATAACATAAAGAAAATAAAATGGCAGAACAACAAAACAGTTCATTCTTCGATAGATTAACTAAACTATTTTCAACCCAAGCAATCGTAAAGATTGATAAGGATGGGAAAAGGAAAGTAGTTGATGTTGATGATAGACAGCAAGGAGGTACTAACTTAATGAATTTAAGGGATAGGTACACCAAACTCCAGCGTTCTTTTTATGGAGACCAGATGGCAGCTCAATCAATGGCATACCATCAAGTTCGCAGGGAATTATTCAGAGATTATGATGCAATGGATAATGACCCTATTATCTCATCTGCATTGGATATATATGCTGATGAATGTACTTTGAAAAACGAATTTGGAGAAGTAATTCAAATCAAAACACAAAATGAAAGAGTTAAAGAAATCTTAGAAAACCTTTTCTATGATATTCTTAATGTAGAGTTCAACCTTTGGTCTTGGACCCGTAATATGGTTAAGTATGGTGATTTTTTCTTATTACAAGAAATTCAGCCAGGTGCGGGTATCATTAATGTAAAACCACTTCCAGTTTACGAAACTGAAAGATTGGAAAATACCGACCCAAACAATCCAAACTATGTAAAGTTCAAAGTAATGCATGACCCTAATGGGAAAGGTGAATATGAGAACTATGAGGTAGTACACTTCAGATTATTATCAGATACCAACTTCCTTCCTTATGGAAAGGCAATGATTGAAAATGGCAGAAGAATTTGGAAGCAAGTTTCTCTTATGGAAGATGCTATGTTGATTCATAGAATTATGAGAGCTCCGGATAAACGAGTTTTCAAAATTGATATTGGTAACATACCACCGCAAGAAGTAGATAACTACATGCAGAAGATTATCAACAAAATGAAGAAAACTCCATTTGTTGACAAAAATACTGGTGATTATAACTTAAAGTACAACATCCAAAACTTAACTGAAGATTTCTTCTTACCGGTTAGGGGTGGTGATAGTGGTACTGAAATTGATTCATTGGGTGGATTACAATATACAGCTATTGAGGATATTGATTACTTAAAGAATAAATTATTTGCAGCTCTTAAAATTCCAAAAGCATATTTGGGGTATGATGAGAATGTAAATGGTAAAGCAACTCTTGCTGCAGAAGATGTAAGATTTGCAAGAACAATTGAAAGAATCCAAAGAACTCTTATTTCTGAGTTAACTAAAATAGCAGTAACTCATTTAGCCGCTCAAGGTGTTGAGGGTACTGATATGGTAGATTTTGAATTATCATTGGTAAACCCATCTACAATTTATGAGCAAGAGAAGGTAAACCTTTGGAGTGAAAAAGTAAGATTAGTTTCTGATATTACCCAATTGAATATGATTTCAAAAGAGTGGGCATATGAGAATATATTTAATATGAGTGCAGATGAAATTGATTATCAGAAAACTCAAATGGTTAATGATTTAAAAGATAGATTCAGATATCGTTCTATTGAGGATGAGGGTAATGACCCAGCACTACAACCTGAACCAACTGATGTTGAAGATGATTTGGAAGAATTAAAAACCGAATTAAAGGATAAAGGTGGTAGACCAAGAGAAGGAAATACTTATGGAAAAGATAAACATCCATATGGTAGAGACCCATTAGGAGCAAAAGAAAATCACAAAGCTTTAAAAAAGAATGAATCGTTGGCAACTAAAAAAGCAGGTAAAATAGCTAGGGAATATGTTAATGGAGTATCATCAAAAAAGAGAGTTATTGCAGAGAAATCTGACTTTTTAAGTGATGATAATTTGTTAGATGATTAAAAAAATTAATAAATAAAAATTTAGTTATATTTATATACAATAGATTTTTTGTATAGGAATATATTATTATAGGATAAAAACTAAAATGAAGAGGGTAAAACATTCAAAATTCAAAAACACAGGTATATTATTTGAACTTCTTGTAAGACAAATTACATTAGAAGTTTTAAATGGTGATGCCACGGAAAAGGCTAAGCACATTGTGCAAGAATTCTTTTCATCTCGAACAGAGTTGAATAAAGAATTGAGATTATATGAACTTCTTATGAAGGAAAAGTATAACTCAGAATCAAGAGCTGAGAAGTTCATAGATACAGTAAATGAGGCTCACAACCGAATTGACCAGATTAAACTGCAAAGAGAAAAATATAATCTTATTAAAAAGATTAACGAATCATTCAATATGGATGATTTCCTTTCTTCACCTATATCAAACTATAAAGTATTAGCATCAATCTACAAAGTATTTGAATCTAAGAAGCTTAATAACTACGATGTTAAAGATGTATTTAATTCTAAGATTACCCTCATTGAAAATATTACATCAAAACCATCTGTAATTGTTGAAAAAGCTGATGAAGCTAAAAAAATTGTAGAATCTTACAAAAAGCAAGATAAAGATTTAAGATTACTTACTTATAAGATATTAATTGAAACCTTTAATAAGAAATATTCTAACTTAGATGAAAATCAAAGAGAATTATTAAAGCAATATATAAATAATATCAGTAATACAACTAAGTTCAAAGAATACGTTGAAACACAAATTCCATTAATTGTAAAAGAACTTAAATCAATTAATTCTAAAATTAGTGATAAAGTTACTAAAATTAAATTAGGAGAAACGGCAAATGTACTTTCTAAAGCTAAAATTGGAAAAGTAGTTTCAGATAATCACGTTTCATCAATTATGATGTCTTATGAACTTATCAAAGAATTGAAGGATAGATTAAATGGGAAATAACTTAAAGAAATATATTGAGGAGTTAATTGCTGAAATCGAACAAGATGAGTTGGATTTAGATGAAGCAACTACAACTGGTGATATAGCTGGGTATAATACTCCAAATGCTTTTAAATCAACCGATGGTACGGATGAGGATGCTGAAAACGATGATGCATTTACAAAAAGAATAAACCAATCAACTGGATATAAAAAGGTTAACGAAAATCGTTGGCATGAATTAAAAAAAGATGAATCTTCACCAAAAGCAAAAATTGGAAAAGGAATTTCTGGTGTTAACAAACAACTTTCTGAAATAGAAAAATTTGTAGGTTGGTATGGTAAGATTAAAAAGGAAGGTGATGTTCATTCAGACCAGTATTGGAAACGAACTCAAAAAAACCTTTCAAAAATTAGAGAAAGACTTAACAATATTGCAACTTCTATTGCAAGATTTTAATAGGGAACTACAACTATGAATATTACCAAAGACCAAATTAAAGAAACTTTAAAAACAGTAATGGCTGAAGAAGCTGATTACAAAGTGTTTTTTAAAAATGCATTAGAAAAAGCCGGAAAATCAATCCCATCAATGAGTGATGAGGAAAAGAAAGCATTTTTTAATAAAATTGATGCCGCTTGGGATGCTAAGGGAGAAAAGAACGAAGCATTAGTTGGTGGGCAAAAAGAATTAGATGTTGATGGTGATGGTGATATTGAAGCAGATGATTTAGCAGATTTAAGAGCTGGTAAAAAAGCTGATGAATCAGTAAATGAATCTAAATCGGATTGTAATTGTGGATGTGGTGGTTGTTCATCTAAACTTACCGAAGGTAAACAATTAAAAGAATCAGTATTAAACGAAGATTTCAAATCAGTAGTTGGTAAAACTATTTTTTCAGATGGAAAGGGTAAATTATTCTTTGGATATTACAAAGAAGATGATTCAGTTCATTTTGTAGATTACAAAACTTGGAAAGGACTTTCTTTCAAAGATGTATCTAAAGGAAATACCAACAAAGAACGAGTAATTAAGGCAATCATTAAAAACCAAAAACAATTCAACAAAAAAGTTGATTTCAATATGTGGGTTAAGAAAAATAAACCTTCATTTGAACAAACTATGGATTGGTTTATTCAAAATGGTTGGGTTAATAATATTAACAAAGGTGGTATTAAAGAAGGTGTAGATGTATTATCAGTAAATGAATCAGCTAGTAAAGAAGCAATGGGAATTGCTGCACTAACTGGAACAAGAGGTTCAGCAGTACAAGATTTTATTGATAAAAATAGAATAAACTCAACAAAATTATTCAAAGCATTAAAATCAGCAAACCTACAAGGTAGAATGAACTTCGCATTTGCGTTATCTGGTAAACCTGGTAATCCAAATGAAAAACTTACAATCAAACTTTTTGGTGAGGATGTAAACGAAGGTGATGGTTTAT